TTTGATGATAAAGAAAGAATAGAAAAACAATTAGGTCAGGAGTTCGCAATCATATATGCTAATGAGTGTTCAACAATATCATATGACGCAATCTTATTATCACAATCATCATTAGCCCAAAATATATCTGGTTTCAAGAATAAGTTTTATTATGATATGAACCCTCCAGCTCCAACACACTGGACATATAGATTATTCATATCAAAGATTGATCCTAAGAGTGATGAAGAAGTAAAGAGACCAGATAACTATAAGTCTCTATTAATGAATCCAATGGATAACCCTTATTTAGATCCTGAGTATCTACAAACATTAGATGATTTACCAGATAGAGAAAGAAGAAGATATAAGTTTGGTGAATTCGTTAAAGTAGAGGGTGCTATATATGATGTATTGGATGTGAATAAGCATGTAATAGATATAGAAGACTTACCACCTATGCAATATTATACAGTTGGTATAGATAATAGTGGTACAAACTTTGCATCTATATTAATAGGTTATAGTGGAGATAATATATATGTATTAGATGAGTATCATGCATATAGAGAGACTATGCAAAACTTTGATGCTACAATACAATATAAATGGAGACAATATAATTATACAGCATATCCAGACCCAGCTGCTGCACAGTTGAATGATTTAATATGGAATGTAGCTAAGACTGATAATGCTGTAGAACCAGGAATAAACTATATTCTTGATAAAATACATAATAATCAATTCTTTTTATTAAAGATAAATAATAGAATAAATACTCCTGAACTACTATCACAAATGGATTCGTATAGAAGAGATGATAAAGGACGTATAGTTAAAGAATTGGATCATGCATGCTTTACTGAAGATACAAAAGTAATAGTAAGAAATGGTATTAAGAATATAAAAGATGTAATGATTGGAGATGAAGTACTAACACCTAATGGATATAGAGAGGTTTTAGACTCAGGACAGACTGGAATAAGAGAGGTTATGACATATACACAGGGAAATAAAACTTTATTTGGTACTCCTGATCATCCAATATACCAGAATGGCATAAAGATTCCGCTATCTAAAGCATATTTAAGTACATCAGATACTACGGAGGACTTATGCAAATCGAATACATGCCTACAAAGAGTGAAAAAGGAACAGTTGCTTTATGGAATGGCAAGAGATATTATAAATCAAATAAAGGATTTTACTATAGACTCCAATTCTCAGATAAAGCTCGATACTTACATAGAGATGTTTGGGAATACTATAACGGGACTATTCCCGCAAGGCACATCATTCATCACAAGGACAAAAATAAAAACAATAATCATATTGACAACCTTGAATGTCTTACTTATACACAACATAGCCAACGTCATGAAGATATTTACAAGAATCAAGTCTTCAGTGAAAAGTGTCTTAGGAAAGCTGCTGAGTGGCATAGGTCAGAAGAAGGAAGAGCTTCACATAGAAGAGCAGCAAGAAAGTATTGGCCAGAATGGGTTGAAAGAACTTGTGAAGTATGTGGCAAAAAGTTTATGCAGAAAAACCAAGGACCCAAAGCAATTGCTAGAACATGCAACCATTCCTGTGCTGGAACACTTAGAAACCGCAATAGAAAAAAGTAAAATACCTGTCTATAATATCACAGTAAAAGATGAACACAAGTATTATGCCAATGGATTCCTCGTAAGCAATTGTGATGCGCTCCGGTACGGTATTTATTCACATGCACGTTATGGTGCTTCAATCCTTATTGGAGGTAAATAATGGATCTATTTAATAGAGACAAAATAAGCGAATTAGAAAATAAACTAACAGAAACAAAGGAAGAGTTTAATGATTATTATAGTAAATCAGTAGATGACTTCAATAAGCTTGAGAGTATGATTATGAGAGAACAAGGTCTTACATCAAGTTCTATATCTAAACTATATTCAGATTATAGTAAGATTGGGGACCCATATGATCATAATATATATGTACGTAAATCAATAGATAAAATAGCAGGTTCAATATCAGGTGCTCCATTCTCTATAGTAGATCTTAATGATAAAGAACTACCAGCTAATAATCCAGCTACTAGATTATTCAATTACATATCACAATATGATACACCGTCGGACTTCCTATTTGAGATTGTACGTAATCTATATAGATTTGGTAAAGCACATGTTCATTTATCAGAAGAGAAAAGAGTAGGTACAAAGTTGCCTCAGGTATTAGATGTACTACCCTCTAATAAAATATCAGCTAAAACAAGTAATGGTATTCTATTATATTGGGAATATAAAGAGGGTGGTAGGACTATACGTTATCAACCTGAAGATATACTATTCATACGCTTCAAACATCCAGAGAAACTATTTGATGGATTAGCCCCAGGGTCCTCAGCTGTTAAGGAGATCCTACAGGATTTCTTTGCTCAAATGTATAATATAAAGTACTTTCAGCAGGGAGCACAAGGTAAAGGTGTATGGAGAGCTAAGGATGGATTTGATTTAAGTCCACAACAACAAAGAGAAGCACAGTTTGCAGCCGATCAAACATACAATAAAGGATTAGAGTCTGCACATAAAGAACATATTGTAAAGAGAGATTTAGAATGGATACGTACATCTGATAGTCAAAAGGATATGGAGTTCCAAGCCCTATTAGATAAGATGAGGGATAGAGTATTAGTAGTATATGAGATTCCTAAGGTATTATTTGCTTCATCTGAATCTACATTTGCAAACTTAGAAGAAGCTAAGAAGATGTTCTGGACACAGACATTACAACCTATAATGAAGAAGATTGAAGATGCATTCAATACAAACTTATTTGAAGCTTTAGGCATCCCATATAGACTTACATTTAATAGAGATGAGATACCTGAACTACAAGATGATGTATCTAGTAAGTTTGATAGTGCTAAGAAACTATATGATATGAATGTTCCATTATCTGTAATCAATGAAGTATTAGGATTAGATTTACCTGAATGGGAAGGTATGGATGAGAGACCTCAAACTCCACAACCCCAATTCTTTGATGCAGAAGGTATAGTTAAAGATGCTATTAAACAATCACATATTGAAGAAGAAAAGAGAATAGTTACTGATGAAACTCTTATAAAGATGGAATATCAGAAATCATTAGAGACTATGCTTACATATGAGAGACAATTAAATAACAATATAGTTGCATTCTTTAAAGATAAATATAAAGAGATTGAAGAGTTTATGAAAGAGGATGAAGTAAAGAGTGTAAATAAAGGATTAGTTGATCCTGATTGGATTGATAGATTTATTAGATGGATAAAGGATAAGGATTGGAGACAAGAATTCTTTGATAGGATTAAAGATCAGATATACGGAACATATGAAAGAGGTAGATATAGAACCTATTGGGGATTAGGAACAGACTTTAGTCAATCAGATTTAAAGGCTAGTACTTGGTTAGCAAATAGATCACTACTTCTTAAAGACAGCCCTGAAGAAGTAAAGAGTATATTAATCAAACACTTACAATCAAATGCATTTACTATGGATGAGATTGCTAAAGAGATTGATAAGAAATGGAATGATGCTGCTAAACATAAGTCAAAGTTGGTAGCAAGAACAGAAACAACAGCTGCATTTAATGGTGGTAGAGTTGAAGGTATGAAGGAGTTAGGTATTAAAAAGAAACAATGGGTAAATAGTGGTGATGGATCAGTTAGACCAACACACCAGATATCTGAAGTTGTACACGTTGATGAAAAGTTTTCAAATGGATTAATGTATCCAGGAGACGGTAGTATGGGAGCTGGAGAAGTATGTAATTGTCGATGTAGTATAACATCTTATTTAGAATAAAAGAAGGAGGCATCTTATATGCAAAAACAAGTTGAAATAAAAGAGTATAAAGAGATTGACGATGAAGTCATTGAAATACTTGCATCTGATGAATCAACAGATAGAGACAATGATGTAATAAAAGCTGATGGTTGGGAGTTCTCAGGTTGGCTAAGGTCTGGATCTTTATTATACGGTCATGACCCATCTAATCTACCTATTGGTTCAGCAGAAGGAGCTAGAGTAACAGATGGTAAGCTATATTTATATAGTAGATTAGCTAAAAAGGGAACATCAGAATGGCATGATACTATTAGATCCCTATTAGAACAAAAGATTCTAAAAGGTGCATCAGTTGGATTTAAGCCATATGAGTATGAGAATAATGAGTTTGGCGGTAGGACATTTACAAAGTCTGAACTATTAGAGATATCATTAACACCGGTACCTGCCAATATTAATGCACAGGTCATACTACGCGGTATGGATATATCAGATGAAACAAAAGAAATGTTGATAAAGAAACCTGAATCTATGGAAGAGGAAGAGACCTTGGATGTCGAACCTCAAGAAACCAAAGAGGATAAGTTTCTTAAACTATACAACTTAATGAAAAAAGGAGTAACACACTATGAGTGATTTACAAAACACAGATAATATTGATGAAGCAGTTAAAGACGTAAAGTCAATGGCTGAAATGCAGAAACAACTTACCGAGCAGAATAAACAGTTCAATGAAAAGATGGACAAGTTTCTTGAAGCTCAAGCAAACATCAATAAAGCAATGGTTAGAGGAAATGAAGAGGAAAAAGAAGTCGGTAAGTTTTACGGCTTTACCCAAGCAAAGAATGAGATAGCACAAGGTAAGACTGCTTTATCACCTTATTGGGATCAGAAAACAACTGATAGGTTTAATCAATATCTAAATATGGTATATGAAAAAGACTATGATGGTCTTAAGAAAGAATTTGGTGATAATGTACAGACTAGCCTTTCAAACTGGACACCAACAGAGTTTAGAAGCGAAATCGTAAGACTAGCTTATCTACAATCTCTTGCTTTACAGAAATGTACTATTGTCCCTATGGGTAGAGATAAAGTTCAAATGCCTGCACCTACTGGCAACTATACAGTAAGTTGGGTATCACCTGGTGGAGCAATCACAGACAGTAAGATGGCCCCTGGATACATTGAATTGGATTCAGCTAAACTTGCTGGTCTTGCTCTTATAAATAAAGAAGATTTAAATGACAGTGCAGTACCTATTGCAACATTTATTGCTTCTCAAATGGGTGAAGACTTTGCTAAGAAGATTGATAAAGAAGTATTCCAAGGTGACGCAAGTGGTTCAGATCAGTTTGATGGCCTTGAATATGCAACATCAGTGAACACTATAACTGGTGATGTTGAAGCTGCTGCATTCTCTACCTTCCTAACTGAAGCTCATTTACTTGAAGCTGTTGGTAAGTTGGATGATAGACAGATGGCTGGTGCTGAATGGTTTATGACTAACTCAGCTTGGAATGCTGTTAGAGCTATTGAAGATGGTGCATCAAGTAAGATTATTAGACTCAATGAAGCCTATACTTATGACCTTCTTGGTTTCCCTGTAAACCGAAGAGCTGAGATTACCACTACTGCTACTGCTGAAAGAGCTGCTGCTTTCTTTGGTAACCTTAAATGGGTTTATATTGGAGATAGAATGGACTTCAACATTGATACATCAGAACATTACAGATTTGCTAATGATCAGGTGGTATTTAGAGGTATGCAGAGACTAGCAATTAAGGTTGCTCTTCCTGACAACTTTGCACGACTCGTTTTTGGTGCAGCGGAATAAAGTAATAATGGCCCTCTCTTCGGAGGGGGCTTTATTAAAAGGAGGTCTATATGGAAAAGATTTCACTATATAATGGATGGAAAAAGGATGATAAAGTGAGATTTGGAGAAGAAATAGACGAACGATCTCAAGAAAAAGAGAGAGAAAAAGTAAGAATAAAGAAAGATAAGATTATAAGAAAGATTATAACTGAAGAGGAGATTCAAAAATAATGAATGATTTTTTAATATCGTTACAAGACGTACAAAACTACCTCTTCAAACAAGGGTATAATGCCCCAACTAATATAAACTCTGATACTAATCTTCAACTATTAAGAGAAGCAGCATATGATAGAATAAAAAAGTATTTAGGATATGATTTTATATCAGCTTCATATACAGATGAATATTATAATGGTAATAGTAAGAGCTTAATATATGTAAGACATAGACCCATTACATCTCTTAATACCGTTAAGATTAATGATTCAGAATATGATGTAGATGGATTTGATGTAGTTGAAGATGGTAATGCAATATATTACAAAGATGGATACTTCCCTTATAGTATAAATAATATTAAACTATCTTATCAGGCTGGATGGACTAGAACTTCAATGCCACCATCTATAAGATTAGTAGCATTG